ACAGGGACAGGGACAGGGACAGGGACAGGGACAGGGACAGGAAAAGAAACCATCGGCTGCCGCCGTCCTCGCTGCGCTCGGCGTTGACCAAGCTGTTGCTACCGACTGGATACAACTTCGAAAAACCAAAAAAGCCGCCATCACTAAGACTGCTCTTGAGGGCATACAGCGCGAGGCCGACAAAGCTGGCATCACTATGACAGACGCATTGCGTATCTGCTGCGAGCGTGGGTGGGCTGGCTTTGATGCTTCGTGGGATTGGAAGACGAGAAGCGGCGCTCAATCTGGAAACACAAAGGCAGATCAGATTGCCAAGCACAACGAACAAGTTGCTGCGGAGTTTCTTGGTGGCGGTGAAAAGGTAGTCGATGCGGAGGTGGTCAATGCGTGATTCTGACAAAGCCAAGTTTCTGAAAATGATGCAGGTGACTCTTGCTGTGTACGACAAAACAGCGACAACTGAAACGGTTGGCCTGTGGTGGAATCTGCTTGGATGCTACGAATTTGCCGATGTTGAGCAGGCTTTCGGCCAATACCTGAAAAGCGCAGAGGGAAGATTTTCGCCAAAGCCAGCCAGCATCATTTCGATCATTGATGCAATGCGCCCAGACGGACGCCCTGGTGCAGATGAGGCTTGGGCAATGATTCCGATGGATGAACACGCCAGCGCAGTGATGACGCAGGAAATGGCCGAGGCTCTGCACATCGCGCAGCCTTTGCTGGATGCTGGCGACAAGATCGCCGCGCGCATGTCGTTCCGTGAAGCCTACAACCGAATCGTGGACGCCAACAAGCGCAACGGCATTAAGCCGTCATGGTTCCCATCGCTTGGGCAGGACAAGGAAGGGCGCGACACAGTTCTTGCTGATGCAGTGCGCCTAGGCAGAATTGGAGCCGAACATGCAATTGGATTAGTCGCGCCGGACAAGATTGCTCCGATGCTTCAATCCGCAGGCGAAGTGCGGATGGCGCTGGAACACAAGATGCCAACATCTGAGGCTGCATTGGCAAACATTGCGCGCATCAAGTCGATGCTGGCTGGCTCAAAATTGAGCGAGGTGCCAGCGTGATTCTCACCAAAGAACAGCTACAAGATGTTTTGGAATACAACCCAGAAACTGGGGTGTTTACCTGGAAAATCCGCGCTGCTCAAAATGTGCGAATCGGGGATGTTGCAGGCCAGATTACAAGCAAAGGGTATGTGCGCATAAAAATACTGGGCAAGCAATATATGGCTCATCGCTTGGCATGGCTGTACGTGCATGGCGGCTTTATGCCAGATCAGGCCGATCACATAAACGGAGTTCGTGATGACAACCGAATCGCCAATCTGCGCAATGCCACACATGCAGAAAACATGATGAATAGGCGCGTTCAATCAAACAACGAATCAGGTTACCCAGGGGTGCATTGGGCAAGTCGTAAGGGTAAATGGCGTGCAGATTGTGCTGCTTATGGACGCCGAAAATATCTCGGGATGTTTGCGACCGCAGAATTGGCATTTGAGGCATATCAGGCTTATTCAATTCAACACCAAGGCGAATTCAAAAGAGGTGTGGAATGAGCGCATCACGTAAGCCGATTCGCAGACCGGGTAAAAAGACTGGGGCACGAATCAATCACACCATAGCGCTCAAACCACTAGGAATTCGCAATTTGATCTCCTACGAACTTCCAACTCGTGCCGCGATTGTGGCGCTAGAAAGCAAAGCACACACAAGCGACCATTTGGCTCACCTGTATTCGCTTGGCGACATGGCGCGCCGTATTTCTTCCTTGCCGCACATTCAGAGTCACGCTTTCTCTGTTATGCGCATGTGCGAGTCAATTCACCAGTCTGGTGTGGGCGACACAATGATTGTTGATTCGATGCGCATCAGTACAAACCTATTGCTTGAGTGGATAAACCAGCAAAGCAATGCGGCAATCAGCTTGGCGGCCAATAACGCGATAAAGGAGTTGGCAGCATGAACTATTCAATCGCATTAAGCCTGGCAGCACTGGCTGTTGAAATTGACTACCTGCAGGAAATGCCAAACAAGTCGGTGCATGTCGAAGCATTGCACGCGATGGCAAAAGAATTCGCAGGTGATCGCGCATCAGAAATATATCCAAACTTTGATGATGAATGCGCGTGCAAGGTAACAAACTTGGATGGAATTTGTGTTGAATGCGGGAATGTTTTTGCATGAGCAAGCTCGTGATTACAAGAACCGGTGAACCAATACCAACAGAGCAAGAGTTGGTGGGTATCCGCAAGTTCTTATTCGAGTGCATCCGTGGCACAAACGAAGAGGAAGACCGCGCATGGAAGCGGATATGGAAGCGACTTATTAACCTTGAGGCCGGCGAGATTTCATTCCTCGACTTCATTATTCCTCGTAATCCAAAGTTCCATCGCAAGTTTTTCGCATTGCTCGACATCGGGTACGAAGCGTGGGAGCCAAACCGCGTGCGCAAGAGCTACAAGGGCCGCGTAATGGAAAAGAACCGGGAGCAATTCCGCGAAGACATCCTCATTCTGGCTGGGTTTTATGAACAGACTTTTGACCTGAAAGGCCGGATGCGTCTGCGCGCCAAGTCGATCAGCTTTGCCAAGATGGATGATTCCGAGTTCGAGCGCGTGTACCAGTCCGTGGTGACGGTGCTACTGCGCGAAGTCCTGACTACATACAAAGATCGCGCTGAGTTGGATGCGGTCGTAGAAAGGGTGCTGGGATTCGCATGATTTTATTTGGCTCTGAAAACGTGTCTCTGAAGCATGGCGACTGCCTTGAGGTGATGAAGTCATTGCCTGATAACAGCGTTGATTCTGTCGTTACAGACCCTCCGTATCACCTGACATCGGTATCGCGTGGCCCACATGCTGCATCACACAAGCCAAGCACGCCGCATGGCCGTGCGCGCATTGGTGATCGCGGATTCATGGGCAAAGAATGGGACGGTGGTGATATTGCGCATCGCATTGAGCTTTGGGAAGAGGTGCTTCGCGTATTAAAGCCGGGTGGACATCTGCTGTCTTTTTCTGGAAGTAGAACCTATCACCGCATGGCGTGCGCAATTGAAGATGCCGGTTTCGAGATCCGCGACCAAATTATGTGGGTCTATGGCTCGGGATTCCCGAAATCAATGGATGTCTCGAAGCAAATGGACAAGCAGGCTGGCGCGGAGCGAATCGGCACTGGCGAAATGGTGCGTGGTGGATGCCGTGCGGCCCGAGGTGGTGGCGAACTCGTTGGAAGTGAGCCAATTGAGGAAATGAAGTGGAAAGAGATAACCGAGCCTGCAACTGATGCAGCCAAGCAATGGGATGGCTGGGGTACAGCGTTAAAACCATCGCATGAGCCAATCGTCGTTGCCAGAAAGCCGTTTATCGGAACCGTGGCCGAGAACGTGCTTCGCTTTGGTACTGGCGCAATCAATGTTGGTGCTTGCCGCGTTGATCTGAATGGCGACTACAAAAGTAAGGCTAATGGTCGTCCGTCACAAACTGGACTGCCAGACAACTACGATTCAGATAAGGCCAACCAGCCGGACACTATCGGGCGCTGGCCAGCAAATCTTATTCACGATGGAAGTGAAGATGTAATCGCGGCATTCCCTGTGACTGCAAGCGGTCAACCCAGTGGCGTGAAGGCTGGCAATAACAATAATGTCTTTGGGCAGTTCGCCGGCGGAATTCCGGTAACTGGGTTCGGCGATTCTGGCAGCGCGGCCCGTTTCTTTTACTGCGCCAAAGCTAGTCGGCAGGATAGAGACGAAGGTTTGGCTGGCTTTGAGTTGAAAGAGGCTGGCATCAAGAATGATAGCGGTCGCGGATTTAGTGAATCAGACCCGCATCGCAAGATTATGCGCGCTAATCACCACCCAACCGTAAAGCCAACTGACCTGATGCGCTATTTATGCCGTTTGGTTACTCAGCCTGGCGGCGTGGTGCTCGACCCGTTTATGGGGAGCGGCAGCACTGGAAAAGCCGCAATTCTCGAAGGATTTAGATTTATTGGTATTGATCTGGAAAGTGAGCACGTCGAGATCGCCGAGGCGCGCATAGCTCACGCGGCCAAAACCTACGCGCAAGAGAATTCACAGCAAAGGTTGTTCGCATGAACGGGCGCGTAATCACCAGAGAGATGCGCCGCCAGCTTGAGCGTGACAACGCTAAGCAGCCAGTAAGGCTTGCTCAAGTCCCGATTGGGGATTTTCCAAGGAATGATTCAACGCTGTTTGCCGCCTATCGGAGCCGTGACTTCCTTGTCCAGCTATTCAATGAGTGTGGCGCTGTGCGTGTTTCCGTGAATAGAACAGCAGTGAATTCTGCTGGCGGATGGGTAGAGGGAATTACTTGGGATGAGCTAATGGAGATCAAGCGCCAGCTCGGCATGGGCGATCAGTACGCAATTGAAGTGCTGCCGCAAGATAAAGAAATCGTGAACGTGGCGAATATGCGGCATTTCTTCGTATTGCCGGAGCCACTTCAATATGGATGGTTTAGAAAATGAGCAATCCCACCCGAGCTGAAAAATATTATTGGGGGAGGCTGGCTAACGAAGTTGGCTGTATAGCGTGTCGCCTATCGGGCATCCGCAATCACCATGTTTCGATTCATCACGTCGATGGACGCACAAAGCCAGGCGCGCACATGAAAGTGCTTCCGCTGTGTTTTGAGCATCATCAAGGCGGGAAGGCGCATACCCCATCTTTGCACCCTTGGAGACGCAGATTTGAGGCCGCATTTGGAACTGAGGAAGAGCTAATGGCGAAGTGCAATCTGATATTGGCCGAGAAAAATCACGAGAAACGAACAGATTGGAGTGCGGCGTGATCGAGAAGATACCAATGACTTCGGTCTGCGCGTCCAAGCTGCGCTCCCTTGAGCAGTCCGGGATGGAAGTGGTCGGGGTGATTTTGGTGAAGTGCAAGGAAGCAAACGGGACATACCAGCGCGCTACCGTGGATAACTTTGGACGCGTGCAGTGGTGGAAGGTTGATGGCTCTGGCCGGATGGTCGCCCTCAAAGAGCCGATTACGCAAAAGGCTGAAATCGTGAAGCGCCTGCGCGAGCTAAGCGAAGAAATGATCGAGATCGGCGTGGCGATGGACTATTACGGTGGACTGGACGAGCACGCAAAGCATGGCGCTGAGTTGGTCGGGGCTGCGCATATTGCCCGAAGCTGGATACCTGAGATTGAAGAGTAATGAGCCAGTGCGAATTTTGTGCAAAAGATGATGGGAATTACGACTTTGGACGAGATTGTTGCCTTGCTCGCTTCGTTTTACATGTGCCAACCAAGACGATGCGCGCTGGATATTTGGAATGGTGGATGAAGAAATACGGCAGGGAGCGGGTAGATCGGGTGAAAACATTGGTTGAGCAGGCTTGGGCCGAGAAGTTGGCCGAGGCTAAAAAACAAACACTAGGGCATGGGAAATGAGCGCTTTAACAAAAATGCAGGCTCTCGGTAGGTTGAAGGTGGGAGAAATGAACAAGACCGAGGCAGCTTACAGGCTGCACTTGGAAATGCTTAAAGCAGCCGGCGAGATTGTCTGGTATCGATTTGAGGGTGTGAAGCTGCGCCTTGCAGACGGATGCTTTTACTCGCCAGACTTCGCTGTGATGTTTAGCACTGGTGTGCTCGAAATGCATGAGGTCAAAGGGTTTTGGCAAGACGATGCGCGAGTCAAGATCAAAGTGGCGGCTGAAATGTACCCATTCCGCTTTATGGCTGTTACGCCAAGGGCAAAAAAGAATGGCGGTGGCTGGGATAGGGAGATTTTTGAGTAAAGCTATTGCATGGCATTGAGATTCGGAAAACTTAAAAGGGGTTGTGATGGCAGACGAAGCTGAATCGGCAGAAAAGTACGAGCAAGACGAGAGGGATCGGCAAATAGCCAAAGCGCACGCAGCGGCAACAACAGAAATTCCGCTTGAGTATGAGTGCCGTGAGTGTGGGGAGGATACAAGTGGCGGGCGGTGGTGCTGTGCATCATGTCGCGACATCTGGGTTCGGAGGTTTGGCGTTTAACGGGTTAAAAAGGGGGAGTCATGGTCATTGCAGTGTCTTATTTCAACGTTGAATACGCGCCCGGCATGTACTTCAATTGTGAAAAGCAGCGCGGCACGCTATCGGTGACGAGTTGCGCAGCTCAGTACAAGCGGCATAAGAGCAACTGCTCTGGTTCGGTATGTACTGGCTGTGAGCTTGGCGCGGCCCATGCGGGTGAGCAAATCATCTATAGCCTGCCGCAAAAGCTGTGCTGCCGGTGTGGCGGAACTGACAAGCGCCTGATTCATGCCCGTATCTGTGTGTCCTGCTACAACCGGGAGAGGGAATACATGCTCGGGCGCAATGCCAAGGGTAAGCCTCCCATCCATGCGCGGGCGCTCCATGCCGTTGGTGTATTTGTTGCCAAGGCCGGAAGAATCCAGATTGGCGTTGTTGCCGATACCGCCGAGGCCGCGATGGCTCCGATACGGAAAAGCCACAAGGCTGCGATTTCATTCATGCCGCCAGGCGTGCCCGATTATATTTTTGCGCAGATGCGCTTGCTGTAAGGAAGGTAAGCGCATGGATGTCGAGAAAATAGATCACCTTTGCAGAACCTGCGGAAGCGGGCGGCTGGAAAAATACACCACAAAGCAAGGGGAGAAGCGAATTCGCTGCCCTAACTGCGAAGTGGACGCCGTGGGGTGGCGGGCATCCAAGCTGTGCTTTTGTGGGCATCGCTTCCCGAATGGCTCAAGGTCGTATCTAAAGTGCGCCAAGAACCCTGAGCGCTCCCCAATGAGCCCGCACGCCATAGTGGTGATGCTGGATGAAGATGCGGTCAAAGAACGCAGGGACAACCCGCGCAAGGCGGAAAAGAGCCGTTCAGATTGTGATGATCTGTTTGGTGAGTCGGAGGAAGCGTAGTCGTGAGGCTATGGTAGGTCATGGGTAGAAAATCAAAACTGACGGAAAAGCAATGGGAAGAGGTCGGGCGTCGTCATCTTGACGGTGAAAGCCTGCGCTCTTTGGCGCGCGAATTTGGTGTGGGTGAAAGCACGGTGCGCGAAAAAATATCCGCGCAATCCGCGCAGATCAAAAAAGTTGCAAATCAAATAGTTGAAGTGGAAAAGGCAAAAAAGAGTTTGCCCGTTTCCGCGCAAATATCCGCGCTTAACCTCGCACAACGGTTATTGATGATTTCCGAATCCCTGAGTGACGCCGCTGTGGCTGGGGCGAATACGGCAAAGCTTATCAGTGAGAGAACGCACGAGAAGCTTTCCAAGCTGCAAACTCTTACCGATGATGATGTCAAAGGGGCGATTGCCGCATCTATGGCGGTCAACCAGTCCGGCAAGATGGGTATGGACATCCTCACTCTGACTACCAAGCCTAATGGGGCTGGCGCACTGAACAATCCCGGCAATAGCGACCCAAGACATATCCAAGACCTGACCGACGATGAACTACTCGAAATCGCTCGCGGCTAAGGAGGTTGTTATCCGTCGCAAGGCGAGAGAGAGCATCCTTAGTTATGTCACGGCTATTGATGTTCCCGGCAAACCTGTTGGTGATGACCCCGATGAGGAATGTTTTAAGCCGGTAGAAACATCGCTGGCGCACCACCATCGCTTGCTACTGACCAAGCTGGAAGAGGTCAGCGAGACGCCGCACGGTCGCATGATGGTGTTTATGCCGCCGGGCTCGGCTAAGAGTACCTATGCCTCTGTGGTATTCCCCTCGCGATTTCTTGGCAAGAAGCCAAACCGCAAACTGATTCTTGCCAGTTATGGCGATGATCTGGCGCGGAAGATGGGCCGCCGTACCCGTTCGATCATCAAGCAGCGGCGCTACAAGGGGATTTTTGGCGCAGGGTTGGCCAATGAGTCGCAGGCCGCCCATGAATTTGCCTTGACCAATGGCAGCGAGTACATGGCGTGCGGTATTTTGTCTGGCATCACGGGTAATCGTGCGCACGGCATCATCATCGATGACCCGATCAAGGGGCGCGAGCAGGCCAATTCCGAAACTATCCGGCAAAAGACGTGGGATGCATACGAAGATGACCTAAAAACCCGCCTCATACCTGGCGGATGGATTGTTATCATTCAGACACGGTGGCACGAAGACGATTTGTCCGGTCGCATCCTTCCCGATGGCTGGAATGGGGAAAGTGGCAAGATCCTCTGCAAAGATGGCAACGAGTGGGAAATTATCTGCCTGCAAGCGAAGTGCGAAGTCGCAAATGACCCACTTGGACGCAAGATTGGCGAATACCTGTGGCCGGAATGGTTTGACCGTAAACACTGGGCGCAGTTCGAACAGAATCAGCGCACATGGAATGCCTTGTATCAGCAGCGGCCATCTCCGCTTGAGGGTGATCTATTCAAGCCTGACAACATCCAGATAATTGATGCGTTGCCGATTGAGTCGATTGAATGGGTGCGCGGGTGGGACTTTGCCAGCACAACATCTGGTGACTGGACTGCGGGCGCTAAGCTGGGGAAACTTGGCGATGGCCGGTTGCTTATCGGCGATATGGTGCGGATTCGAGTTGGGCCGGATGATCGCGATAAGGCTTTGTCCAATGCTGCGAAGCGCGACGGGTACGAGTGCAAGCAATCCATCCCGCAAGACCCAGGACAGGCCGGTGTAACTCAGGTGAAATACCTGATACGGCAGCTTGTCGGGTACCGCGTCCATTCATCCACGGAAACGGGTAGCAAGGAAACGCGCGCTGAGCCTTTGGCAAGTCAGGTGAACGTCGGCAATGTGCTTATGCTGAAAGCGCCGTGGAACGATGCGCTGATAGCTGAACTTAGAGTGTTCCCCAATGGCACGTATGACGATCAGGTGGACGGACTGTCTCGGGCGTTCGGTCTGCTGATCGGGCGCAATCCTTCTGAAATCTTCATTCCAGACGCAAACAAGGTGGCGGCGAATGTCGCGGCTGAAATATCCGCACTTGGCACATGTGGGCGCTGTTCGGCATTCGACCGTGAAACCAAATTGTGTGGCGAGAATTTCGGGATGCAGGTAGGAGAGAATGATGTGGGTTGTGGAATGTTTATTGCCAAGTAGTATTCGTAACTGTTGATCTGTATTCCCCTGTAAAGCCCTGCTAAATTGTCGTGACGCGACAATGCGGGCATGAGTGA